GATCATGTCTTGATCGCTGAGACCAAACACTTTTTCATACATCCACTTTTTGCTGAACATCTTTTGTTCAGCCATATCTTTGCAAACTTCAATCTTGCTCTTCCACACATCAATCTTTTCCTTTTCAAAGATTGTGGATGGGTTGGTCAACTCCAAACTAAAGTCAACAAGAGAATCATCACGATATCCTTGGCTGTACAAATGAACTACGGCAATTTTGTTTAGCTCGCTGATGATGATTCTTTGAACACGTTGAATAGTACGAGCAAAACGAATATCTTCTGCTGCCAAAGTTGCTTTACCACTCAATGACTCATCGTAACCCAAAAATGCTTTTGGAATCTTGAGTGCTGCCATCATTTTGTTGCGCAGATACTCAATATCGTCTGTACCAGTCCATTCAAGACCTGGTAAGTTGTCGATGCTAGTGCCACTGTCGCCACCACGAACTGGCAAGAAAAAGTCTTCCACCATGTTTTGTAGGTTAAAGCGCAAATTGTAATCACCAGTGTTTTGATCCAAATATGGAGTCTTTTTCATTTGTTGAATGATACGCTCCATGTGGTTATCAACTTCATTTGGTGGAATGTTACCAATATCAACCTTGAAGATGCGCTTCTCGGGTGCTCTCATGATACGATGAATCAACATTGCGTCTTCCATCAAACTCAATTGCTTCCAAACACGACGAGCACCTTCCAACATACTTTTGCCGTATGGCATAAAGTTGCTGTCACTGATCAAACGAAAATGCGCCATTTGATAATTTTCAATGTCTTCGATCTTGTTACCATTTGGCAGATTGACTTGAAACTTAACAAAGTTACGATTTTGAATATGTGCGTTTTCTACACGGGTAACATAATACGAACTGAGTGGTTCAACCATGTACACACCATACTCTGGACTGATGTGCATTCTCAAATAAAAATCACCATACTTGACCATACTGCGAGTCCACGACCAAAGGTTGAACTCAATGTTTAGAATGTCATAGAACAAATTGTTTAGAACACTCTTGATGTCATCGTTGCTGCTGCGAACTGTAATAACATCTCCCATTTCGTTACGAGTCGTACATTCATCTGCATAAATGTCCAAAGCAGACGCCAAAATTGGGTCCATGTCCATTGTATCATAATCACGAAACAGTTCTACACGACTGCTTTGATATGACAAATTGAAATCACGGGTGTACTGATTGTATGCGGTGGTACGAAGACGATTAAACCTATCACGCAAACTGTTTCTATCAGTTGCGTAAAAAATTTCATCTGTGTCGATGACCTTGAGCTTTTTACCACCAACGTTACGAACAATAACGTCGTTGCTGAACAATCGCTTGAGTCTTGCGTACAGCGATCTGTTCTTTAGCTCTTGAAATGATTTTTCGTCCATAATTTACTAACTAATATATAAGTATCACAAAAGCCACTTTAGTGACTCTTTTTTACCTGTAACAGGTCCAGCACCCGATACAACTGCTCCCACATCAAACTGCCAAGTTTCTTGTGGGTTTTGTACAACCTTGGATTGATTTGCTGGCCCTGGAGTGTTATTGACCACCTTTTTGATGCCACTCAGCATTGTTTTGGTATAGGCCATTTGTTCCATTCTTATTTTTAATGCGGTGTCACGAACCCACAAACCAATACCCAACGACATAACCAAGTCGTCGTTGTATCCTTTCATAGCTTCGGCTTTGGCACCATTCCAAATAAATACCATCAACTCTTCATACAATCGAATACTGTGAATTATAATTTGACGTTCACGGAAAAAGCTTTCCATCTTATTGATAATCAACTGACGATTTACATTGGTTGTAGTGAATCCAGGCACAGCTTTCTTTTCAGAGCTATTGATTTTGTTGCTGTAGCTGCGCTCAATATCAACAACCTTGAGGTCTGAAGAACTGTAATACAAGTTTGGATAGTTTCTGTCAATAACTTGCTGCAATGATGCCCAACCAATATTGTTGTTTTCAATTACCAACAAAGCATTGTTGTATTCTGTAGATATCGTTACCAACAAGTTACCATAGTCCTTGGTGGTAATCTGTCCTTTATACTCCGCAACTTGCTCCAATGTGTCTACATCAAATACATGAAATGCACTATAGTCAGCACCATCACCACGGGCACAGTCAGCAACAACCATATAGTTTTTGCTGTAATCTGGTCGTTGCCAAATCCACAAATCTTGTGTAGCACCACGTTTTTCAATAGGTTCAACAACATGAGTCTTTTTGTAAAACTCCAATGTATCAACACTAACAACTTGATTACCAGATGTGCTAAAATCACAATCACATTCTTGTGCTGCACCTTTTACACCCGACAATTCTGTTTGTTTGTCACGCCAAGCTTGATCACGCTCTGGATGCAAATTCCACGGCAAACTGATGGTGTTGAACTTGTTCTCGCCTGCCTCAGCAGCAACCCAAGTTTTGTGAAAGAAGTTACCAACACCATTTGGAGTTGACAACACAATTGCACGACCACCAGTTGACAGTGTGTATTGTGCCGACAACCAAATTTCTTCGATGTTGTCGATGAATGCAGCTTCGTCAATCACCAACAATGACAGTGCTGCTGAACGACCAGCAGTACCAGCACTTGACACTGCCTTGATTTGACTACCATTTTTCAAACGCAGACTCAAACGATTGTCTTCAACGCATTGAACCTTTAACCATGGTGGTAGGTTGTCATTTGCAAAACGTACCTTGGTAACAATTTCTTTTGCAGTTTCTTGTGTAATACTGATACACAATATGTTTTTGTCGTTGAAGAATGTCATCAACCACAAACTATATGCCGACACTAGGGTACTAATACCCATCTGACGACTTTTGAGAATGATGTTGAGATCAAAATCAACCAAATCATTCAAGGCTTTTTCTTGAAATGGATACAGATCAAAATTACAAGTGCCACGTATAGGGTGTTGAATCTTCACATACTTCTTCATGAAGTATATGGGATCTTCAATACACTTCTTATACTCGGCTTTTATTAGCTCTCTGTAATTTTGTTGACTCATATTTGCTTTCCATATCTGCAATAAAACCGTCTAGTTCTGCTAGTCGTGCATTGATAATTTTCAAATCGCTGGTAACATCTTCACGGATTTTTGTAATATCAGCACCAGTTTGCCATTCTTCACGACTACCATCTTCATTGACAAACTCTAGTGGTTTACCGTCATGGTCTTCACACCACTTTAATGTTTCATCAAACTTCTTTTTGTATTCAAGCAAAACACTTCGCTCGTTGCGCAAATCTCGGGCATTGTCAAAATATTCCCAAGTGCCATCCAATTTCATTTGAGTTTCGTTCTTGGTAAAACAATCATAACACAATTGTGTCTTGGGCCACACACGATCATCAAGATAGTTGCCCCAACGAACGTCGCACTTGCATTGTTTGCAACGTTTTTCTATAACAAATACAGATTTCTTTGGTACTCTGCGTTTAGAGCCATTTTTCAAAACCCATTTGCGTCCTTGACTATCTTCCCATTGCTCGCCTTCTTTGCGCTTTGCATTGTTTAGATCGTCACTATAACCGACCTGTACAAAAGGTCGTTCTCCATTTACATAATCTCGAATGATATCAAGATTGCTTTTGCCTTGTGCTCTTTTCATAACCAATATGTATTTATTTTATTTACCAAAACCGCTTTGTAGTCCTTTAATAATGAAACTTCCAGTTATTTTGAATGGACTGCTGTAGATTTTTGGATCACGAATAACTATACCTTCATGTTTCTCAAGATCACCAATTTCACTGGTTGCATTCTTTAGAATTTCATCGCCAAGCTTCACAGTGGCAATATAAACAATCGTATCATTAACAACCTTACGAATGTCTTGACCCGCAAAATCCTTAGCAATGTTTTTGCTCTTTTGTGCTTTCAAGAACTCCTCACGGGTAATAAGTGGAGTTTCAATAGTAACATCTTTCAGCCAGTCCTTCAAACTCTTGGTAACTGCTGTACCGTTTGGATACAAAGTAACCTTTTCTCCAAGAGGACGAGTAAGGTTTGGTTCACTCTTGAAAGTTGTACCTACACTACCCAATACTTTGAAGCCATGCTTTTGAGCAACCACATTCAGCTTGTTGATGTAGCTTTGCATAGCAGCTTTGTCGTAAGGAATTTCTGTAGCCACACGACTCTTGACTTGACCGTCTTTACCAATGTTTTTTGGTTTGATTTCTTTGAGACCGTGAATTGCCAAAAAGTTTCCAATGTCTCCATATCCAACAACGTTGGTTTGACCTTCTACATATTCAATATTGAGCAAAATATTTGGATTGGTGGCAAGACCAAGTTTCTTCAATTCAGCTTGTGTACTTGGAATTGCTTCATCAAAAATGTTGATGACTTTGGCACCGATCTTGACAAATCCGTGCTCTTGACCCGTAGCTGGATCTGTTGGCCAACGTGCCGCCAAATCTTCTGGTCGCATACCTTGAACGTCAAATGGCTTGGCACTGCCACGATCCATAACAAATCGTCCGTTGACCAAACGAATGCTGGCGTTAACACCGTCAATTTTTACACTACCAACTCCTTTTTTCAAAGACTCAATTGACTTGGCAAAAACATCCACCAGTTGTTTGCCGTTTGATGTGAAGTCGAATGGATGTGCCATGTGTCCACCAGCACCACCTTCTCTCAATACTTCCAACAAAATGCTATGTAGTTTAATCATATAGTTTACTTAAGAAATGTTTTGTCAAATACTGTAATTGCTTTGTTGTAGGACTTTTTGGTTTCGTCCAAAGCGTTGTCTGTAAATTGCCAGTTCCAAAACAAAGGATCTGGTGTCTTAAATCCAAAAAAGTCAAGAACGCTCTTTTGTGTTTCCACAACATGCTTACCGTTCCAGTTTTGTCCCACAGCAATAAATCCAGAATCAATATCTTTAACCAGATTGGACTCACCCAAAGTGGTGTGTCTATTTTCAATCCAAGTCAAACGCTCAATCAACTTTTGATAATAACCGTTTGCTTGACCCCATCTAACGCTTGCAAAAAATAGTACACAATCACTCTCAAACAACTCTTTGCTGATCTTCCAAAGTTCATCCCCTTTTTCATTGACACTAGCCCAACAACGATGATGTCCACTTGGATTTTGCTCTTTGTTTTTTAACAACGCTCCAGCAGACCCACAGTGATTGCCGCCAAACTCTTTATTGCTGCTTACGTTACCTTCACATGGAACAATGTGTAGTTTGGTGGTGTCGATAAGAGTTACCTTCTCCTTACCCAATAAATCTTGAATTTTAATGGCAAGCTGGCTACTCTTGGGAACATCTTCTTTGTGTTGAACCCACCTATTGCTGGTGGTCAGCAACAATACCTTTTTCTTATCACGCAAATAATCGATGGTCTTCTTGTATTTACGAGCATACAAGTCCATATCTTGCTCACTTGCTGGCAATTTAGCTTCTAATAAAAGGTCTGTTAGACTGATCATTCTCATATAAATATCTATACAAATGAAAAAACCCCGCCTTTTTACGGGCGGGGTCTTGATTTATGCTAGTTCAGTTTAGGCACTGAAACTTGCACCAGTTGGCAGAATGTTGAAATCCAAGAGGATAAATTCTGCGGTACGGGTTGGTTGGATGTAGATTTGACCGTAGAGAATATTACGATCAATCAAGTCTGGAGTGTTGTTCTCAGCATCCATCTTGACTTGGTATGCATAGATACCATTGCGTTGTTGTACGCTTTCAAGATATGGATTGACAATGCTCAAGAAGCGGTTGCGAGTTGCTGCAACGTTTTGTTCGAAAACAAGGTAGTTGCTGCTGCTTGCAATGAACTTCTTCAAGTTGATCAACAAACGGCGAACGTTCACACGGTCCAGTGCGCTTGGGTTGATTTGCAGAGTCTTTTGACCCCACACCACAATGCCTTGACCTGGGAATGCTGCGATTGGGTTGACACGGTTCTCATAGAGAGTGTCACGTTCTTGGTGAGTCAAGCGATCCAACACTTGGACAGCTTGTGGAATACCACCACGATTCAAACCTGCTGGAGCATACCATTCTGCTGCTGCGTTGTCGTTTGCAGCGTAAACTGCTGGCAACACCACAGAAGGTGGAACAGAGATGATCTTGTTCAAGTTTGTGTCGAGGATCTTGACCCAAGGATAGTAGGTTGCAACATAGTTGCTATCAATTGTTGCCACGCTGTTGATTGCGGCATCAATCAATCCTACGCTTTGATTGCTTGCTGGGAACACCACGTTATCCATGATGTAGAAACAATCGCCACGGGCTTCACACATAGTGATCGTCAAGTTGGTAACATAGCTGTGTTGTTCACAGAAGATACCAGGCAACACAATCATGTTGATATCCCACTCATCAGCATTGCTGAGGGCTGCAATACATTGCTTGTAAGCAATGCTACCAGGGCTCTTGATGGTGGTACAATCCAAACCTTGGGTATTACCCGCAGTAATGTCGCTACCAACATTGATTGGAATTGCTGGCCATTGACCATCAAATCCACCTTGGAAGCCAACCACGAACTTACGCAAACGAACGTAGATTGGTTCATTTACTGGATCGTAGAGACTTGGAATACTACCACTCAACTCTGGAGCGAGCAACGAACCAGTGCTTGCGGCAACGCCTTGGGCATAGTAAGGTGCATCTGGATAACCCCAAACCTTGGCTTCAAGATCAAAGTCGATGTTGTCACCGTTTTGATCGTTTCCGCCGTAGTATGGAAGTGGCTTGAACCATTGCTTAGTGTCGGTGTCAACACCAACTCCAAATGACGAGGTTGGATACAGAGCGGCAATTTCTTCACCGGCTTCTGGTACTTCACCAAACACTGTACCAGATGGATACTTACCAGGTGCCAAACCATAGATACTTGCTTTGCTGTAACGAACTGCTGGCAGCAAGTTACCCAAAGTACCGTCAACTGGTGTGTAGTAACCTTCAAATCCGTAAGGTACAACACTTACTGGATATGGTAGGTCGATCATTTCAATACGAATATACTTACTCAAGTTGACATAAGTTCCGTATTCCACAATCTTACCTGCGAAGGTAATGTATGCGTAACGATCACCAATACGACGTGCTACGAAGTTTGCACTGTCTGGGTTGAGGTTCAAGTTTTGGAAGATTTCCAAATACTTAGGACGCTTATCAGTGTCGCTGTATGCACGAACTGCAAGAGTGAAGCTACCCCATTCGCTGCCAGTGACCGTACCAGCCAACTTAACATTGCTGATTTCGATCTTGTACTTGCGGTTTGCCAAAGTACCATCGCTCAAAGTGTGAACCTTGAACAACTTGAACTTGGTTGGGTTTGCGCTTTCGTCTGCACTTCCCTTGAACGGAGCAATTGCTTGTGAATAGATCCAAGGAGTTTTTGCGTTGGTGATTGCAAATTGAGAATCACCACTGTTTGGATCATATGAATATTGATCCACAAACTTCATAGATTCGCCAACGCTGAATCCACTAGATGGTGCGGTTGCAACTTGTAGTCTCCAACCACCACCCTTGGACTCAGGACGAGTCTTTTCAGCCAAGAAACGCTTGATGCTGTCTTCAAACAACACATAGTTGTATGCAGCTTCAATCTTTTGGCCTTGAACTTGTTTTGCTGGATTGCCAACAGTTGGGTCCATACCAAACACTTCCTTGATGTAGTTATTTGCGTTCTCTTCAAGAGAGAAGTCGTAATAACCATATGTGCCAGCAGATGTGTTGCCGCTGTCATCAGTGAAGTTGTAACGAAGAGCCAATTGGTATTGGTTGTCGTTTGGATTGATTTGTCCCTTGTAAGGATATACAGAGCTTGTCAATTGAGCAACAGACGAATCTACGAATCCGTAGACCGAGTAGTTGTTGTCAAATTGAGTTGATGCGTTTTGAGTATTTGCAAGAACACTCAACACCATGTTTTTACGAGCATCTGTGTTTGGGTTACATGGATCGGAACCACTGTCTCCAGCAGGTACGAATGTTCCATTGTATGGACCATATTCACCAGTTACGATACCCAAGAATCTCAATGCTGCACCGCAAGTTGCTGCACTGCGAACAGTTGCAAAGCTTGCACTACGAACAACGAGATCATCAGTTGCGTCAATAGCGTCAATATTGTAATCCAACGTAAGATCGTCCGTGACACCAAGGAGATTCAACAACGAAGAACTCAACAACCACTTGGTTTCTGAGCTTTCATTGATTGCGGTTGAAAGTTGAGTTTCCTCAACAGTTTGCTTGCCTTGTGCGCTTGAAGTTAGATAAAAATATCCAACACCAGCATCTTCATCTCCAGAATCAGCAAACTTACGAACCAACTTACCAGTGGTAACAGTACCCAAGTTGAGTTGCTTACCACCGTAAAGTTGGCTACCACTCAAATTACCAGTACCATCGTAACTAGCAGGGAATCCGCTGGTCAACTTTGCACTACCAAATCTAGCGTTGATATCACCCGTAAATGACAAATATGATTTATCATACATGAGTGCTGGATTAAACAAGTTATACACGTCACCAGCCTTTTTATTGTATGCATAACCAGACAAATTAGCAACACCAGATGGATATGCAGTTTGCAAAAACACAAATGGCCAATTGACTTGTCCGTTTGTTTGTGTGATAGATGCAGTCAAATATGAACCTGAGTTTGCTGGCCAGGTACGAGATTGGTCAGCACCACTACCACCATAAGTACCATTCAATACTGCTGCAATGGACTTCGTATTTTGAATATATCCACTACCACTGAAATACAAAGTACCTTGTGGAATAAACTTTTGTACGTCAAACCACGCAATTGCGTGGTCAGAACCACCATTCAACTTGGTAATTTTCTTGCCAGCGTCACCAACTGATGAACTAAATGCTGCGTATGCATTGGTGGTAGTAACACTTACCAACTTGCGGTTCTTAAGAGCATTGCCCAAAGAAGAACTCAAGCTGTTGATGTTTGGCAAATATGAATATGCACCCAAAAAGCTGGTTATTTGTGCTTTGGTAGTTGGTGTAGCTGTTGCATCAACACCATACGAGTTGTTGCCAGGTGTAGGAATACCAGTACCACCGTCGGCTGGAACTTCCCAACCAGAGCTACTGTGTACATATTTAATGTTGGTTGTAAGACTGTCTCCATTCAAATACATGAATGAACCAGTTGTCAATGCACCTTTGTCGCTGGTACGTTCCCAGTAACCTGGTTGTGCATATACAACCAATGGATTCTTTTGCCAGTAACCAGTCAAACCACCCACACGAACGATGGTTACAATACCTTGTTGAACAAGATATTCTTTGGCAGTATATGGGCCGTAATACACACCATCAGCAAGGCCGAAGCGTTGTTCAAGTGTAGCTACGTCGGTGATAATATTTGGAAAAAATGCAGGTCCGTCAGCAAATGGAGCGACGATTGCACCTCCGATGTTGGCTACGCCTTGAGCGAGCCCCGATAGATCATTTTCTCTGGTGAAAACACCAGGACTTACTATTGTTTGTTCTGGACTCCAGCGTCCACCTTCTTGTATTGGCATATGTTATTGTTCCTTTCAACGCTAACTTTCTAACATTAGAAGTTATGTTTACTTTATAAATATGCTCTAAAAAGTGGAAGAACCAACTATTTATATCATCTTTAATTTTTTCCTGTTAAAAAGTGATCTTGCTATACCCATTTTCTTTCTTGATCTCCAAATGCATGTCAACCATGTCTCGCATTTGATCCAAATGACTGATAATCCAGATAAATTCAAACTGATGCTTCAAATAGGTAAACAATGCACCCATTTGACCCAAATGATCACTGTCTGCACAACCAAATCCTTCGTCAATACAAATGATATTTGGTCTAGGTAGATTGCTGATATTGATCAGTGCAACACGAATTGCAAGTCCACTAATAAACTTTTCCATACCACTACCCATTTCCAAAGGCCAACACTTGTCATCATAAACAATGTTGCTGTTGATGTTTTTGCCGTCGGTTTGTAGCGTAACAGTAAACTCCACCACTTGATGAAGAATATTGTTAACTTCCTTTTCGATCTCGGGTAGAGTTTTTGTAATAACATCGTAAGGAATACCATCACGGCTCACAACAGCGGTATAGTGCTTGTAGGCTTCATAAGAAGCTTCAAGCTCCAACAACTTCTTGAGTTGAGCTTCTGTGGTCTTTTGCTCCAGTTCCAGTTTACCCTTTTGAGTAGACGCTTTGAACAAATCTGTGTTGGCAGACTTAATATCAAGTTCAACTGATTTGATAAAATCTTTAACATCAGCAATCTCAGACAACAGTTTGTTGTTGTTTTCAATAATGTCTTTGTTTTTGTAAAACACGTCAATATTGTCAGAAACCAGCTTCAACTTGTTTTTGAGTTCAATCAAATTGTTTTCCAGTCTCAAAATGATGTTGTTAATAGCAGCCTTGTTTTTCTCAAAAGTAGCTTTGTCGGTCAACATCTTTTGATATGCCTTATACTGCTGCTCAATATCACCATAATCTGAAACTGTCTTTTTGATGTTTTGAAACTCAACAACCACTTGTGCAGCATGAGACTTTTGTTCTTCCAGTTCCAGCTTTGTGGCAATAGCGTCTTTTACAAAGACGTTGTTTACACAATAATTGCAGTTTGGATCGTACTTGTGTTCCTCAAGCTTTTTGAGCTTGTCAATCTTATTGCGAATCACAACCTTCAACTTATCAATTTCAGTTTGAGTTGATTGTGCAGATTGTTTGTCGCTTTGATATTGTTCGTATTTAGACTCAATATCAGTGTATAGATTTAGTGAAGAACTGAAGTTTGTTAGACTATTCTCAATCGTCGCCAACTTTTCCTTTTGAGCTACAATATCAGATTGTGCTATTTCAATCTTGTTGGAATAGTCAATCTTTTCGGATTCTAGCTTGGTAATATCAAACGCAAATGTCTCGGTCTTGACAATATCATTGCTCAACTCCAACAATTTTTTGTTGTAATCATCCTTTTTAGATTCCAATTCCCCCACAAAATTGTTCAATTCAACTATAGAGTTTTCATTGGTCTTGATAGAGTGAGAAATACTTTCCAGTGAAGCCACAAGTTCATCTTTGCTGTAATTCTTCAACAAAGTATTGATCTCTTTGAACTGCTCGTTAGCAATGTTGTACAACTGATCAAATACAGTAAGACCCATAAACTGACACAGCAAGTCCTTGCGCTCAGTATTACCAAGATCAACAAAAGATCCAGTCTTGCTATTTTGAATGCTCAACACTGTCAAAATAAAATCATCATATGTTCCAAGATAATCTCGGATGATGTCGTTGGTGCTGCGACGTGCTTCACCGTTCAAAGGCACTTCCATGTCATTCTCCATTTTGTAGAATTTGACTTCGACTTTTACATTACCCTTCTTGTCAGCAGTTCCTTTGCGTTCAATAAAATAATCCACCCCGCTGATTTCAAAATTGAACTTACACTTGAATCCCATTTTTTGGGTATTCATGACGTGAACAGCTTTGTAACCTTTACTAAACTTATCGAATACACAAAATGCCAAAGCATCCATGATACTAGACTTACCACTAGCATTTGGAGCAAACAAACCAATAGTTCCCTTGAGTTTGGTAAAGTCAATTACGTTGCCTTCGCCATAACTAAACATGTTGTCAAACTCAAAGGTCTTGGGTTTCCATCGAATATTCTTTGGAGTTTTATCTTTGGGAATCTGCGTATTGGTCAACTTATTGAGTTCAAGAACTTTGTCCAACAAAGGCTTTTCTACCTTCTTTGCGGTCAAAGTATCTGTAATCAACTTGTTTTGATAATCAACATCAAAAATATTGTGAATATCCAACACTTGACCAGCGTTGGTTGCTTGGTTCTGAAAATCATCAACACGAATAAAGGTTGATTCAAGAATCTCGCACTTAGTCTTGATTTCGTTGATTACTTCTTTTACTTGAGAAGGAATCGTTTCAAAACACTTGGTACGAACACGGGCTTTCTTAGGTATATTGGAAATGTCGGTAATCAACTTACCCTTATTAATTTCCACAGTATAGAAACCATAATCGTTTTCCAATTCGTAATGTTTGAACAGTCTACGCTTTAGATCCCACAACAAAAATCCATGACCCTTGAGTTCTTCACCATGGTTTTGTTGAATCATCGATCCAGCATACACAATAACTGGCTTACCATCATTGTCATTGTATTCTTGCAATACTTGATGTTTGTGAATGTCACCCAACATCACAATATGGTGTCCATCAAACATTTCGTTTGTAATTGCACGATTGCTGACAGTGTATCCCACATCTGTGACGGCTTCGTTGACAGGTCCATGAAACAGTCCAATGTGATGATCAGTTTCCAACCTATACTTTGAAGGAATGGTGTCATAGTTGATGTACTTATCTGGTTCATCAAACACACCAAAATGATTGAACAAAATGTTTTCGTATCGGTAAACCTCGGTATCCTTTAGATAATACAAGTTCTTGTGATTCAATCCACGTACAATTGGAGTAAGACTGTCCAATCGTGCTTTGTTGTTGAGCAACGCATCATGATTACCAGCAATCAAAATTGTGGGAACTCGGTCAGCACAATTCTTCAAAAATTGCGCACCCAAGTTAACGCATTCTGGTGACAAATCAACTTTGTTGTGAAACAAGTCTCCGGTAATAACACAAACCAAACGAGTGTTTTTTGCGAGCTTGTCCAGTACATCATAAAATTTGTTAAAGACAGATTCATACTCATCATGGCGTTTTGTCAACCGCATGTGAATATCAGAAACCTGAATTACATTGTCGATCTTCGTCTCTGTGTTTTTTAGTACGATCATAGCTTGTATTTTACCTTCAACTTAAAAAGTTTGCTTTCATCCATTCTATCACTAGATTCAATGGCTTGCCAAGTTTTTTCATGCCCAATATCATTGGGATCTTTACCGTTCAACAAAACCAAATGTGTAGGTATTTGATTTTCCAACAAAAATTTGCATATCTCCAGACTGCTACTCAACGCATCATTGTCCAGCAACACATTGACTCTCGGTGGTCTGTTGGAAATCAATTTGAGTTTCAATTTGTTGGATAGTGTTTTTCCAAACAACGGAATGGCGTTGTATTTTACAGAAAATGCATCAAACACACCTTCCACCAAAGTCAATGGTTGTGCAAAATCTGTGATCATTTCAAATCCAACAATATCCTTTGTGGAATCACACAAACGATATTTCATCTTGCTGTTGAAAACATCACGACCACAATAAAAATTCAAATCTCCAGTGTCAGAGTATGATGGCACAATCACACGATTTGCAAACGTACCTTCTTCACAATATCCGATGTTGTATCGAATAATATCATGTGCAGTCAAATGACGCTTGAAACAATAACTCAACACATGCTTTTGAATCACAGAATTGGTCTGTTTGTACAATGGCTTAAACTCTGGAGGCAACTCCAATCGTTTTTCAAAGTGCTCGTCTGTGCGTTTTGGTGCTTTGATCTTGCACAAGATAGGATAGAACTCACCAGACGCATGAATTTTATTGAGCAAGCTTTTGAAGCTTTTGCCACTGAAATTACAGACCCAACAGTGATAATATCCACTCAGTGTATTAACATTGAGCTTGCGTTTGTAGTGGTTACACTTAGGACAAAAAAACATAACTTCCTCACCACCTTTTTGAATGTGAGGCTTATGCTTGAAAAGTCTTGCTAGAGTTTCTATAACCGATGTATCCACCATACGTCTGACCCTATCATACACGACAACGGCGGAGAATCAACTTTTTATTTTTCGTCGTACATGGCGCACACTATTGCGTCGTACATATCACTATTACGTTCATCCCAGTTACCCTTTTTATTTTTAACCGTGAACTTGGTAATATCGGGCATCAACGTTTCAATTTGTTCACGCACAAAATCTTTTGGTTTGATACCCTTGACACGACATTTACCAAACAAATGCTTGCGCATGGTGGTCACACTCAACAAGTTGACCTTTTTCTTGAAATGCTCTTCCAAGATGTATGCAAATACAGCATTGTGTCGAGCCAGTGTGATAATAACTTGTTGCGATGTGAATCCGCCAGCAAAACCACTCAATGCAGCTTCCAGATTGATGTGGTCAATCTTGGAAATATTGGGATCTTTTTCCAGTTCAGCAATTACTTGGAAAGTTTTTTCCTTGGTGGTATCGAATTTTTTGGTATCTACAAAGCCAGCAGAGAGGATTTTTTTATCCTCTCTGAATGCCCAGCCTGTTACTGATGTGGAAGAATCTAAACCGAGTATAACCATACTAATACATAGTATGATTATCTAGTAAACTTGCCGTCGCTATACTTCTTATTGTTGAACCCTTTTGTATAAAGTGACAATTGCTTGGATTGGTTTCCGATAGCATCTTTGAATTGGGTTTGACCAACAGGAGCTTTTAGCTTGAAACCTGGGTCCACAGTATACAATGCGTCTTGAATAGCACCTTGACCGTTCCAGTTAACAGAAATCTTGTTTACACCGTCGGTTCTAACACCACCATTGATGGTGTCACTGTAATTCAAAGCTTTGTCGTTAAAGTTCTCAGTACCAGTGTTGGCACGTAGCTTGAATCCTTTTGTCGCAGTATATTGAATATCTGCGGTGCTGGTGCCAACCGAAAGTTGGTTTGATCCATTACCAGTTTGTACGTTTTTTTGAACTGGTTGGTATGCACCACCTGCTGGTTGTCCAGACAAATAGCGATCTGCCAAGCTCATGTTGGAAGATTCACGATCAATTACTTTGCTGTCTGATGAGGTTGCCATATGTTTCTAGTGTTCCTTATAATAAATAGGATCATGTATCCCATTTCACCACAATATTGACTGGAATCTGACCAGTATTTTTGATAGGATTTGCAATCTTACCAACGGCAACCAAGTCAGCACCAGCATACAAACCAACTTGAGTTATGTATGGTGCCAAATATGATCCCGTAGGGTCCATCGACGCACTCAAATGGTATGAGAAGAAATCTGGTTTGATATCATCACCAGTTCCTTTTCCAGTATTAACATCCAAGAATCTGATAATATCATCGTAGTTTTGACGACGGCTGATTGGTGACAAATATTGTTTGTAATTGGTCACTTGCAGATTTTCGATATAATAATTCCAAATCAAAAATGCGTCAGCATAATCAACAATACCATCTTTGTTTACGTCAAAATCTTTTGTAGATAGTCCACAACGCAAATCAGGAGTCAATCTGTTTTGATTGTAGTTGTAAACCGACGACGAAAAGAATCCAAACATGCTTTGTTGAACATCACCTTCAACCAAAACATTCCACCAAGATTCTTGATGTGGAATTGTAAGCTTATAGTTGATGTATCTCAAAATAATATCTAGATTGCTAAAGTCAAATGTAGCTTTATTGATGATTCCGTATGAAAATGCAGATCCAGTAATTGCCGTTGGATTGGTGGATACGTTAAATTCACCAGGCTCAACTGTACAGATGTATTGCTTTTCGTTTAACGTTACTTCGCTGTCGTAAGTGCCGTACACATATCCCTGCAAAGGATTAAGTGGGCTACGCAACAAATCTTTCAATATACTACCAGTATTGTTGATCACCATTCTGTCGTTGTTATAGAAAATATTACCAACAACAGCATTAGCTTGAAGATCAGAAAAGTTGTAAATGAATGCTCGACCTTGGATTTCGTCTACAACAGGTTGTTCAAACACATACGCCACATCAACTGTGTTACCTTCACAATCGCAGATTGAATCTTCCATCAAAAGTTCCACAACGTCGGGATCTGGATCTGGATCATCACATACAACTGGCACACTACCACTTTGCTCTGCCAAAATTGGTGCTGCCAAATACAAATCGTCATCCAGTATTGCAGGAGATCCAACCACTAGATTATCGTTAGACACTGCAACAGATGCACCAAAGCCAGAAAAGCTTTCTCCAATACGTTTTCTATAACCAATTGGTGATGTTGTTGCTAGTTCAAATAGTGCAGATCCAGAACATGGATTTGCTTTCCATTTGTACAATAGTGCCTGACCGTTGAATGTACTTGCACCAAAATCATTGGTTTCAAAGTTGGTGTTAAACTTGTACACAGACGACGACAGATACAAACTTGAGAATGGAAAATATGGTTTTGGTGAACCAACCAAAATATACCTATCGGTCACATCAACACTATAACCCAACATGTTGTCTTTTAGAGTATTTGTATCACCATAAAACTTCTTTTGTAGAACATACTGATGTGAACCAGAAGATTGATAGTAAAAATAGAACGCACCACGTTGGTGATTGATGCCAGATCCGCTGTACTCTTGATAAATCAAATCGTGAGGAGCACCCACGACCAATGCGTTTTCAGTAATAGCCACTGAATATCCATATGCACTTGCGGTTTGTGGAAATGATGCAGAAAATTGTACAAAACCATCAGCGGACGTATTTAGCCACACAGATGAAGTATTTTGCTCAAGTGTTTGAATACGAGTCCAAGAATTTTCATCTGATGAAAGTTCGTATACATACACTCGACTTTGAGTTGTGGACAATGTACCCACCGCAATTTTTTTCTGGGATATTTTGTCAACTGATACCGCCGAACCAAACAGTTTTTGTCCCTTGTCACCAACACCATTACCACATGTCAAAGTAGAATGATATGAATAACCACAACCTCCAGATTCGGTTTTTTCATAAACATATACACGGCCTTTGCCTGAAAGAGCGGTAGGAGCACCAATCAATAGAAACTTATTTGAAATTGCAACCGCTTTACCAAATTGTTCGTAAGCAGCCCCAGTTATGGTGCAGAATGGGATTGATGGTAATGTAAACGTTGCTGGATCAGAATTGTCACATCCAGACGAAGTGCTGGTATCGGTTATTTGATATACATCGACAGATGCGAATGATTGTGTAACATTGGCAATACTTTCACTAAACGCCATATCACTTATTGCCATGTATTTTTCACACAACGCAACTGATCTTCCATAACCATTTTGCATAGTGATGTTGTTACCAGATTCCAAGATATAGAAGCTGCAAGAGTTGAATGCACGGTCAGCAGACTCTCCATACACACTACCACTTTGTTCTGTTATAAGTGACGATGTGAATATCCCACTAGAGCTTTGTTCGGTATAGTACGTATTAAAAAATCCCACATCGGCTGTTGCCGTTTTGCGGTATTTTTTGGCCAATGAATAGTTTGTATTAAATTGATTTTTACGATACAACACCACCTCACCAAGTCTAGCATATCCTTCTTGGCAAGTATATGGCTTTGAATTTGGATTTCCCACAGCAACATAAGTTCCGTTTGTTGCAACTTGGTATCCAAAGTTCTCGTTATAGATGTTCAGCAGATTTGACATTTCCTATAAATATTGTTCAAAAGCAAATATTCTGCAAAAGAATTGTGCTAATCAACCAGCATTTTCTTTTCTTTCTTCTGGTTTATAATAAGCAATTCTGTTATGATGGATAGGACTTGCTAGTAGAACAGCCGGTTTCAAGTTACCTTTTTTTGTTTCTTGGAACATGTGACTCATCCAAGTTTGTTCATATGGATATGCCCATGTAGTATCCAAAAACATCTTTTTATTGCCACTTTTACCCACAATCATTGGCCAGTTTGCATAATATACATCGCCCTTTATATAACTTAATCCATCCACAACCTCTATTGTGTCAAACTTTGTTCTTGGGCAATTTGGGTCCAAACCAGACACAGGCAATTTAGTATAATGAGGCCAAACCTCCGCTCGCACCACCTTGGGTACGTTATACCAAGAAACTTGGATATTGTTGTCCATGTATACCTCGGTATAAGAAAATTTCAAAAAATCAACATCAACATCGCCGCCGATGATTTTTAATACTTTGTCATACAAGTTTGGAATATAGGTGCTAAATCCATTGCGACACACGTTTTTTTCGGGTGGGTGAATTCCCATATCATCTTCCAAAAACACATAATAGTCACTATCAGAGTTTTGAAAATGTTCTGCCACTTGAAACCTACCACCGTTGATACCCAAATTTTTGTTGTTGATGATATGTTCAAAATTGTATTTTTTGCACAATTCAGCATTGACCGTTCTTGCAGTTTCGTCAGTTGAGTTGTCAATCAAAATGTTGCGGGTATTTGTGATCCACTTTGGATGTTTTAGCCAAGTTTGTATAGTGTGTTCAACTTGTTGAGGAAAGTTGAACGTTAGCATATACAAAGACACCCTCAGCTTGTCTGGATCAACGTGCTTTCTTGGAGTGTATATATTGACATCTTGTGGGATTGGTTCAAGCGTCACTTTGTTGTCCAATAGTGCTTGTACAAACTTCACAATCAAACCATTTGAATCCAGAGAGTAGCGTCTATACTTCTCAGGTTCCAAATATGACATGATGGTAAACACACTTTCTTCTGTACCCATGTAGCCATCGTTGAGTGTTCTATCTAAAAGAGAATAATAGGTGGCATTGGCTTGATTGATAGACTCTTTAGTGCCCCCGAACAATCCGCCTCTACAAACGTAAGTTACCTTCTTACCACTGTATCTATTGATAGCATCAAAATCAAATCCGTGGATCTCCAAGTTGGCTTCATATGGATAGCTCAAGAACAAGAATTGTTCTAGATATGGTGCAATCTTATCCAGTACTCGGTTGTCTGTAAAGTATTTTTCGTATACAGTGTTGGTGATACCAGCATCCAACCACATAAAGTGTTTGGTATTGAAAGGATTCCAAATGGTAACGTCATTCAACAAAAACATCTTGGATTGCACAATTGGATTGTACCATTCTTGTGAAGCCTGAGGTGAAGCTGCAAGCCAACCTGCCTTATTTATCCATGCTGGATCGGTTCTCAATTTTTGAGTTTTGTCCCAGAATGGTTTGTACATGTTTTGAACATCACTTAATTCATAGATCTTGACAAACGTATTCTTTTTGGTTCGTTTTTTCCACACCAAAGGTTCCAATTCTTTTGGTAGATACAAAAACAAATTTGCATCAATATCTAGCAATTTGTTTAGATTTTCGATATAGTGATCGAATGGTCTACCAATTCTGTTGATATTCCACAAACCGGTAACTATTGTAAGATCGTTTGTCATTGTACTTTTTGTTTACAAACCCATACAGCTTTAACAAACTCATCGGCGTTATATGCCACCAATTTGTTTCGGTTCACGGATTCTTGAATATTGGAGTCTTGTATCTCGTGCCAGTTCCACAGTTTTTTGTATACTTCATCTGCAAAGAACTTTGAATCCGGTGCGTAATCGTGAGCCATGATGAGATCACCAACTTTGATGTGATCTGAAAGCAAGTTGAACTCTCCAATTTTGTATCCACCATCACACAACACCAAGGTTACACCATCACCTTGGATATAATCCAACACTTGTTTGTATACTTGTGTATAGCCAGCGTTAAAAATATTTTCGATACGTACATCAATTCCCACGTCCAAGAGTGTTTTGTATTCTTGTCTTGAATTAACGTCGTATGTAACGATTGTAGTATCTAATTGAAGCTCGTCACACACATGCTTCAAAAACATAGAAAACCCTCCTAATCCAGTCCCAATTTCAAGAATTCGTTTTGGTTTGACGTTTTGAATAAATTTGTAAAACGCCTCATACGCATTTGGATTTTGTTGTGCCGTATAACCCAAATAAGAAGACAGACTATCGTTATTTGCAAGATCTGAACGTCTTGTTATTTTTTCGTTTGTATACATAGTATTATATCAAAGTTTTGGCCATCGTCCTTGTGCTTTCAAAGCATCAATAATGTGTTTATTTTTTTCCATGAAATCATCAAGTGTAGAGCCAGGTTCAAATTTCATTCCATCTGGCAAGCCCCCTTCTCGGGGCATAAAATACCGATCCGTCCAATACAGATCGATTGTATAATACTTGGTGCTAAAATCCAACACCTTCATATTATAGTAAAGATTCACAGCACCAATTGGAATATAGTCACACAACATATATCCCCCACAAAAATTAGTTCTGCGAAGGTATGTGTCTGAAAGGCTCAGCTTTATAGTATCATTCCAAATGTTAAAATACTCTTTTAGCTCAGAAGTTGATGAAAAATTGTAGTATCTAAACGGACCTTCCGTAATTTCCAATCGTGGAACAATCGGATATCTATCGGTTTTATACTTTGTGTTTAACTTTTCTATCAATATTGACGCTGTTTGCAATGCCACCAGTGATTGATGTAGTCCAACTGCTCTTGCCCACTCAAACTTTTCAGAGCTAACTTGAATAGCTTCTTTGTAGCATCCCTTCATGGATCTAACAGGAGTATTGAATTGTTCCCAAAACTCTTCTTCTGTGATCTCGCCGCTTACGATTTTGTCGTATCGAATGTCGGCATCTGGGTCGTGCATTAAAAAATTGGTGTATCCAAGCTCTGCAATTTTAGGCAAAGAAAACCGATGTAGCGAATATGAAAACTGTTTATCTCGGCTCATATTTGCCCGATACTCATCACCGTAGGTTTCTTGTTTTTGTGGAATATGTTCTATGTCTTTTGACCACGCATACTCTTCACGTACTTCGTGAATATTGACTACATCGACAATTTTATTTGTTGTGATACGTAGTTCGTCAAAATCACTTGGCACGTCGGTGAGTATGACGTAATCCATGGTATTGTCATACCCACTTTTTAGACAAGTTTCGATGTTGCTTTTGATGCGTGATCGATAAGTGTCTCCAATACCCCACGTAGTAACTATAGGTTTTTTCATAATGATATTACTTCTTGATTCCGTAAAAATACAAGTCCCAGATATGAGGAATTTCTTGGAATTCGTATTCGCTAAACATGCTTGCGATGTCAAAATTCTCTTTGAACATCTTTTCGGTCAAGTTTCCATAGTAATTACCCAACTGAGCAACGCCAGGAGCATCCCACGGAGCACATCGTGCCGTACCATGCTCGTTTCTACCTTCGGATGCACATGTAAACATCAACAAACCTGCTGGCTTTAATAGGTTGTACATGTTTTGAAACGACTCTTTCCAAAACTCATCATGCTCAAAACACTCTGTGGATATCGCCACGTCAAATGGTTCTTCTCGGTGATATGTGTGTGATCTACCAATATAGTTTACGTTTCTGCCCTCAATAATATCAATACCAACATAATCATAATTCTCTTCAAATAGATAATGATTTGATCCATTTATATCCAAAGAACCAACATCCAAAACGGATGTATTCTTGAATAGAGTTGGGTGTCGATTTTTTACGCTGATACAATAGTCTCGTTGTTGTTGATGTGCCATAATAATATGTATGTTGTAAATTCAAGATAGTTTATCAAAGTCAATCAATTTTGTCAATAGTTTTATGGTAGATTACTGTCTTTATAGAAGTTGCTTATGACGCTTACTTTCACATTCTTCAGTGTGTTGTATTTGAAAAAGTTTTTGAGCGTCAATTCCATCAATGGAATATTGGTCTCATTTGTAAAGTAAACAAAACGTAAGTTGCTAATATCAAAAGTCATAGTTTTATTTCTACTCGTTCTGCCCAACCACGGCTTTGGCTCACTCCCCAATACACAACCCTAGCAGGCCATTTATCTGTAAGGAAGTATTCTTCATAGTGAATGTTTTCTTTACCTTGCAAAAATTTCTCCAAAGTTTTGCCAGTGATATGCTTTGCTGAAATTGCTTGACCTTGATCATCATCAAACGCAACCAAAATACTGCTATAGTCGTTGCCTGGTAATTGTTGTTTGGTAATGTTGACGAGATGATAAAATGACTTTTTAAGCGAAGCTTTCCACTGTTCTTCCGACATCTTTGGGTTTGGAGGAACTCCATTGTCCATAGTATATGGTTGCACAGACTTTTCTTTGAAGCATATACCGGCATACAACTCATAGTCATGCAATGAACGCTCAGTTCCCAAATCATAACCACTCAAATCATATCCGTTGTATTCGGTTTGCAGAAGTTGTCGAATTTTTGCTCGGGATTTGGATTGCAACTCATTCCAATTTTCTCCACGCTTTGCTTGGTCATCCCAAACCAAAATTCCATCTCGTTCTTTTCTTGCCATAGAATGCCAAATTACCACCTTGTTTGGATGATAAATGTCATATCCATGTGTAAATGAACGCACAGTCAGATTGATTTCTTCACCGCTGAAAAAGATATCTGAGTCATGTTTGATAGTTTTTCCCCAATGATTATCACCAAAGCAAAAATGTCCAGACAAAAATCTTCCTGGTACTGGCTTTGTCAAATCCACAGAACTGTTAAACGAGCTTGGTCGAATAAAGATAGTTCCATGTGGATAAAAACATGACATGACTGACTGCCATGGCTGTTTGGTTCTAGAGTTTGGATCGTCAGATGGATCATAGAACGGCAAATATCCAGCCACCAACGGCTTTTTGACACCATCTGCTTTTAATGAATCGTGCATCTCAATCAACGTAGAATCCCAATTTTTGGCAAATCTATGATGGCTGTCCAATTGCAAAATATACTCCTCATTCAGCAACATAGTGTTGATTTGGTATCGTGCAAAAGGAAGCCCTTTTGCTGCGGTGTAATCCATATCAATGATTCTGAATCTAGGATCGGTTCTGAACTTATCCAAATCCTTTGAAAATTTGTCAGCTTTGTTGACTTGGTGACAAACACCAAACACCAATCGGTCAGAGTATGCAGCGTTTTTCAATGCGCTTTCAATGGTTGGTAACAACTCTGGATCTCGGTAAGCAGGAATGTGAACAAAGATTTTTCTCTTGTTTGGGTCAGAATTGAAAGCAACCTTTTCGTTTCTTTGCTTTTGATTCTTTTTGCTATGCTTCCACAAACTCTCTGGATCTGGTGAGCGAGGAATAGGTTTTACTGGTGATGGTATATACCGCTCAATCTTTTCCATCCATCCCTTGGATTTACTATGTGGCCAAAATACATAAGTCTTTGGCACTTCTTTTGTGTGAAATGCTCGCCAAATTCTATGCCACCGATCCGCAGCCAAAGAATTTTTGTAAGAAGCTACCTCAGCTTCTCCAGCGTCAACTCGCACAATTTCAACTCCATCGGCATTTTTGAACGCAATGATCCAAGCATCATAATCTTTTTCTGGAACACTGTCATCATGCATATCAATACAGAACTTAAAGATGTGCAGCAAAGATTTTTCGTATTCTTCTGGATCACTGATTACTGGATTAGGAGCAATTTTTTGATCCAATGTGTATTGTTGGACTGAACGATCTTTGAATCGCACACCCGCAAATTTTTCATAGTCTTGAAGTGTTCTTACTTTACCAAAATCATATACGCCAAAATCTATATTTTTGGTTTCTCCGTCCATACCAAACAATTTTCTTGTACGCAAGTGTGATGCTGCATTTCGGTCTGCCCAAATCTTGTCATCATCCCATTGCTTTATAGATCCAGATCGATGGTAATAATGCCATGCTATAACTTTGTGAGGGTGAAACAAATCATATCCGTGCGTATATGCACGAACTGCCATGTTGATTTCTTCGCCATGGAAATACAAATTTGGATCATACACCACTTCTTTTACAAACGATCCATGTGCAAAAGCAAAATGTCCGCTAAAAAATCGTGCTGGAATTGGCAACTCTAACGTATTGTGATCTGGTATAACACTTGGAGTTGGAAAGATTGGCCCCTCAGGCAAATACCTATCAAAACAGATCATCCAAGGCTCTGTGACCCTACCTTTTGGATCATTCTCTGGTTCGTAAGAAGACAAATACGCCGTCAATACTGGCTTTTTGTATCCAACCGCACACAAATCTTGCAACATTCCAATAGCTTGTGTATCCCAGTCTTGAGCAAATCTATGATGACTATCCAATTGCAAACAATAATCTTCACCAGAATACAACAAATTTAATTGGTGTCGAATCCAACAAACTCCCTTACTTTGCTTGTATGGAATGTCTATGATTTTGAATCGTGGATCTTTGTCGTAACCATCCAATGTCTCAGTTTCATCATGTTGCCATGCAACTGCAAACACTAAATTTTCTGGGTATTTTGCTTTTGCTATACAATCTCGTATAGTTGGCAGCAACTCTTTATCTCTGTAACTTGCAATTTGTATAAATATTTTTGACATAGACATAACAACTTAAATGAAACACAGTTATACATATCTGTGATTCATTCAAGCTTTACAACAAATTCTAGCACCAAAATGTAGAATTGCAAATTATATTTTAACAATTATCGTGCTCATGCACAAGGACGAGATTCAACTCCGCCAGGCATAAATATGCGGTAAGGATCACTTCCAGTACCAGATCCGCAAGCAGGGGCATCTATTTGACTCTGCAAATCTCCGAACGTCAAGGTGACATAACGGTTAGGAGTCACTTGAGTACAACAACCTGTATCTGGATCTGGACCGTAAGAAATCATTGTTGCAGCCATTGTAGTAGCACCAGTAGCGTCAGCCACAAAACCTGCGGTGAACCAACCTCTTGCCAAAATATAAGGTGCTGCCACATATGAATCGGCGGCATGTGGTGGAAACACTTCCAAGTTTGCGTTTACATTGGTATATACAAGTTTTCCGTTTCCACTGTCCTGACCTGTTCCAGAACCTTGGCTTATAATTTTGCCACTATTGCAATATTCGCCTGCATGTCCACACACACATTCAGGTGGAACTGGATCTGGACATGTTGAATTTTGTGTTGGTGCTGCCGAAGGTTGTGGATATATTACAAAGAATACAGCACCAGCAGGCGCAGGACTATTACTTGGACTCACGCTAGGTGTTGGTTGTGGTGTTGGACTTACTGCCAAACTAGGACTTGGTGTTACACTAGGCGTTGTTGTCACACTAGGTGTCACGCTAGGTGTGGCTGTGATGCTTGGTGTAGCTGTGATGCTAGGTGTAGCTGTAATACTTGGAGTAGTTGTAATGCTTGGTGTCACGCTAGGTGTAGCACTTACACTTATGCTTGGAGTCACACTAGGTGTTACACTAGGAGTTGCACTCAAGCTAATACTTGGAGTAACGCTAGGAGTTGCGCTCAAGCTGATGCTTGGCGTGACGCTTGACGTAGCTGTAATGCTTGGAGTTACACTAGGAGTTACACTTGAAGATGCTTCTGGTGTTACGCTAGGAGTTACACTCACACTAATACTTGGTGTTACACTAGATGTAGCTGTAATGCTTGGAGTTATACTAGGCGTTACGCTTGAAGATGTAGCGGGTGTGGAGCTAGGAGTTGCGCTTACACTGATGCTTGGAGTCACACTAGGCGTTGTTGTAACGCTCGGTGTAACACTAGGAGTAGTGCTTGATGACGCCGCAGGTGTAGAGCTTGGTGTGGTACTTACACTTATGCTTGGAGTTACACTAGACGTGGAGCTAGGAGTTGCACTTACACTGATGCTTGGTGTCACACTTGGCGTCACACTAGGTGTAACACTAGGTGTACGAGTTACTGAAGGTGTTGGAGTTGGTGTAGGCGTTGCC